AAAGACTTTATGTAAAAAACATGATTAATAATGGAGAAAATTTAAATGAACCTGCCAGAATATGGATATCTACTATTCATGCTAGTAAAGGTGGTGAGGAAGATAACGTAATTTTATGTCTTGATATTGGAGATAAAATAAAAAAAGCTATGTTGAAAAGCACAGAAAAACATGATGAAGAGCATCGTGTTTGGTATGTGGGAATAACACGTGCTAGAAATAATCTATATAAACTAAAAGCTAACCTAAAAATAAATGAGTACAAACTATGACACATAAAGACATTTTCAAGGACACATTTCCACAAGATAAACAAATTGGTGGATCACATTATAAAAAATTTAAAATTCAACCTTATGAATTCATATCCTACAACGACTTGAGTTTCTTTCAAGGCTGTGTTATTAAATATGTTTGTCGCTATTTAAACAAAGCGGGAATACAAGATCTTGAAAAAATAATTCATTATTGTGAATTAGAAATTAAAAAGATGAAAGACACGGATAAAAAATAATGAATACATATACTGATATTTTTGGTTTGTTAATTATAACAATATTTATGTTTGGATTAATATAATGATTGTACCAACTACAGAATGGTTAACACCTACAGAATATCCTGATCTAAGAAAATACGATGAGATTGCGATTGACTTAGAAACAAGAGATCCAGATTTAAAGAGTAAGGGTTCAGGGGCCATCATTGGTAATGGTGAAGTTGTAGGTATAGCTGTAGCTGTAGAAGGTTGGAAAGGTTATTATCCAATCGCTCATGAATCAGGTCCAAACATGGATCGTAGAAAAGTATTAGAATGGTTTAAAGATATTTGTGCATGTCCTGCTACAAAAATATTTCATAATGCAATGTATGACGTATCCTGGATTCGTAATTTAGGTATACAAATTAATGGTTTAATAATAGATACAATGATTGCAGCATCTATTATTAATGAAAATAGATTTCAATATTCATTGAATTCTCTATCTTGGGTTTATTTAAATCAAGGTAAAAATGAAGCTCTTTTAACTAAAGCCGCTAAGGAAAGAGGATTAGATCCTAAAGCAGATATGTGGAGATTACCTTCAACTGAGGTTGGTAGTTATGCAGAAAAGGATGCTGAATTAACTTTATTATTGTGGCAAAAATTTAAAAAAGTAATTATTGAAGATGATCTTCAAAATATATTTAATCTAGAAACTGATCTTTTTCCCTGCTTAGTTGACATGCGTTTTTTAGGAGTAAGAGTGGACGTTCAAAGAGCTCAACAATTGAAAACAGTATTAGCATTAAAAGAAGAAAACTTAATCCACCAAATAAAAATAGAAACAGGAATAGAAGTTCAGCTAATGGCCGCAAGAAGTATTGCACCACTGTTTGATAAATTAAATTTACCTTATGAGCGAACTGAGAAAACAGGTGAGCCATCATTTACTAAAAACTTTCTTGTGAATCATAAACATCCAGTAGTTAATATGATAGCAGAAGCTAGAAAAATAAACAAGGTTAGAACTACATTTATAGATTCAATTATTAAACATGAACATAAAGGTAGAATTCATGCAGATATAAATCAAATTAGATCTGATGATGGAGGGACAGTAACTGGAAGATTTAGTTATTCCAATCCAAACTTACAACAAATTCCAGCCAGAGATCCTGAAACAGGTCCATTAATTAGATCTTTATTTCTTCCAGATGAAGGTTGCAAATGGGGGACATTTGATTACTCACAACAGGAGCCAAGGTTAGTTACACACTATGCAAAAAGATTTAATTTATCTTCTGTAGAACCTGTTGCTAATGCTTATGAACAAGATCCAACTACTGATTTCCACAAAACCGTTGCAGATTTAGCTAATATAGATCGTAAGGAAGCTAAGACAATTAATTTAGGTTTGTTTTATGGAATGGGAAAAGCAAAATTAATGAATGAGTTAGGAGTTACTAAAGAAAAAGCTGATGAATTATTTGCTAACTACCATAATATGGTTCCATTTGTTAAACAATTAATGAATAAATTAATGAATGCTTCTCAAGCTAAAGGTCAAATAAAAACTTTATTAGGTAGACGTTGTAGATTTCCTAAATATGAACCAGTTCTTAGAGGAAGTGATTGGGGAACTTTTGTACCTGCGGAAGATCATGAGAGAATGGAAGAATTAAAAGATATGGGTCCTTATTTAAAAGATCATGAAGATAATTTTATTACTGACGAAGATGGCAATAAGAGAAAAAACTATTGGCACGGTAATCCAACAAGAAGAGCTTTTACTTACAAAGCATTAAATAAATTAATTCAAGGTTCAGCTGCTGATATGACTAAAAAAGCCATGGTAGATCTATATAAAGAAGGTTTATTAGCTCATATACAGATACATGATGAGCTTGATTTTTCTATTGAATCCAATTCTCAAGCTGATAAAATAAAACAAATTATGGAACAAGCTGTAGAGCTTAAAGTTCCAAACAAAGTTGATTATGAGTCTGGACCTAACTGGGGAGAGATCAAATAATGGAGATAAAATGTTTGAAGAATACAAAAATAAGTTCATGGTATGGCAATTACATAATAGAACTGAAATTATAATAGCTGGAGTATCTTTTATACTTGGCGCAATAATATTTTAATTACATGATGGTCAAGTGTAAAAACTGTGAACATCAGTGTCATTGCAATGAAGATAAAAAAGATACTGAGCACTACAGTCCTTTGATGGAATTATGCTCTTGTTCAAAATGCGAACATGAGGTTGAGGAGGATAAGTACGAAGAGTGTTTGTCATGTCAATAGCCGATCTATTAAAAAAAATAATTAATATAAAATGAATGGTATACTTATTTTATATATTATATTTTTGGTAGCAGTTATTGGAACTGCTTACTGGATATTTAAGGATGAATAAATAATGGAGGGTGTCTATATGGAACCAGGAATGAACTACAAATTTACAGCTATATTAATAATAGCTATATGTTTATTAGCTTTATTTGGAGGTCCAGCACGATGAAATTTACTTTAATACTATTTTTATGTTCTTTTATAGATAATCAATGTTTACCCCCACAAGAGATAAAACAACATTATAATTCATGGAAAGAATGCACACTTGCAGCATTAGAAATATCTACAGAAATAATGCTTTTACAAGAAGAAGAATTTGTTAATAAGAATAAAGTAGCAACTAAATTTGTATGTCAAGAAATAGGTACTATTTAAATGAAACTTTCCAAAAATTTCCATCTATCAGAGATGACTAAAAGCCAACAAGCTGTTCGTATGGGACTTAATAATAATCCTAGTGAACAACAGGTAGAGAACCTAAAAACACTATGTGAGAGGGTCTTACAGCCCACTAGAGAGCATTTTGCTAAGGTTGTAACAGTGAGCTCAGGATTTAGAGATGAAGTGTTAAATAACGCTTTAGGGGGATCTAAAAGCTCTCAGCACTGTCTTGGAATGGCGGCCGATATAGAAATATTTGACGTGCCTAATAATGAATTAAGTGACTGGATTAAAGAAAACCTTATGTTTGATCAACTCATATTAGAATACTTTGATCCCGCAGATGGGCCTAATTCAGGATGGGTTCATGTATCTTATAATCCTACTATATCATTGAATAGAAAAGAATATTTGATGGCTGTTAAAAAAAATGGTAAGACTGAATACAAACCTATTATGGGTTTAAGTACAGATAGATATGTCAAATAAAAAATTAAAAAGATTATTTACAAATATAGATACCGTTAATGGTATCTGTGAATCATGCCAAGAAGAAACTATTTTAGTTGCTATTGTCTCATCATTTTATAAATGTTGTTCTTGTGGTTTTGAGGTAAAACAACATATTAATGGTAGAATAAGATATTTAACATTAGATGAAGATGATAAACAATGGTTATTAGATAATAGGGAAAATGGCTAAAATTAAATTTACACATTTTACACCTCGTGACAGACCTCCTAAACGTGGGGCCCGTAAACATAAAAAAACATTCAACAAAAACGAGAAACGTCAAAAAAATACCAAACGTTATAGAGGCCAAGGCTAAGGGTTCAGGCATCCAGCATCAGGGTTCAAAATAATTTTATTTATTATGTTGACATTGGTTTTGTAAACCATATAATAATCCTATAAATGTTATTAAAAAAAAAGAAAGAAAAGGAAAAAAAATGACTGACATAAGTAAGTATAAATCTGTTGCCCTCTCACATGTTTCATGTGCGAAGCTAGATAAGATAAGAAAAGTAATTGTACCGTTAGTAGAAGTCTCACGTGCAAAAACATTAGATATACTAATCAACGAGAAAGTAGGAACATTAAATGGCAAACTTAAATCTAAGAACACTACAAGAAAACGAAGAATTTAATCCAATACGTAATTTATGGCGTAATGTATTAATTACTGCAATTGAAGATATAATTAAAAAAACAACGGTTGCAGCGAGGTTTAAGGTTTATTATTCTCATGAGCAACAAACTGCATTAGAATATTTTACAATACCCAATCAAGATTTTTATGATGTTTGTCAATTTGCAGAACTTAATCATACGCAAGTAAGACGTAATGTTTTAAAAAAAGTTAAACAAATACAATTGAAAGAAGGAATGAATGGAAAAAGTTATATGCCAGGATTGCAAGGGGAACGGTTACATCAAAAATCTATTTGAAGAAGGTAGAGAATGGGTAATAACAGATTGTGAAACCTGTAAAAACCAAGGAGAAATTATGATGGATAAAGAACGATTAGAATCAATCTTAAATAACAGGCGGAGAACAAGTAGTAAAATTTTAAATACTGAAAGATTAATTTTAGATTCTAAATTAGTAAAAGAACTAAATGGAATTATTAAAAAATTACATGATGAAGTAGATATGTTATTCAAACAGAAAGAATATTTACAATCTAAACTAAGAGAAAAACAAGGAGAAAGAAATGAAAGTAAAAACACTAATAAATAGATTATTAAATTATAAGATGGATCATAATGTTGAATTAATTATATTTGGAGAAGATGAAGAAAGGTATACATGTACACTACCAGATGATTCTATTGATGGATATGGTGAAGATCAGTATTGTCCAATTATTTTTTATGCTAATCAGATTAAAGATGAGGATGAATCTATACAAGATTTAATAGTATACAAACATGCTTTAATACAACGTGTAAATAAAAAGGAGAAGGAGCAAAATGATTCGAGGAGATAGTACCGATTACGATCTATTAGAAAAATGGTCTAAAGATTTTGATTGCAAAGGTTATAAAACTTGTGAGATCGGAGTTAGAGAAGGACTTGGATCTAAAATTATAATGGACAATGTTAAAAATGCTTATCTCCATGTTGGAGTGGATCCTTATGGAAATTTAAAATATCAGCATTATGATAATGGTGAAGCTTACACTGCAGATTATACAGATGCAATGAGAGATCAATTATTAATTGATCTGTATCCTTATATTATAACTGGAAAATTTACTTTAGTAAATATGACTGATACTACATTTATGAATGAATCTAAGCATAAGCATTCTAAATTTTCTTTTGTTCATTTTGATGGTCCTCATATGACTAGAAATGTTTTAGATGAAGCTATTTGGTTTGCACATAGAGCAGCACCTCATACGAGATTTGTCTTTGATGACATTAAATCTTATCGTATGGATTTAATTACTAATGTTTTAGAATTATATGGTTTTAAAACAATTGAAGTTGGAACTAATAAAACCTGTTTGGAGAAAAAATAAAATGTCTGGAAAAAGATTTAGAGAAAGTTGGTTTGATTTTGATATTCCCTTAAATAAACAAGTTGATATGTATGAGAGAGATGGTTGGTGGATTAGAGGAAATCCAGATGACATGATTGAATGTCTAGATTGCAAAGTTACAAAAAATCAAATGCATTTTCATCCTAATAGTGGATCTGATGTCTTTAATAGAAAAGTTTTACTTAGAACTTGTAAGGTTTGTAAAAATAAACAAAGAGTTTTAATTAATAGATTAATTAAAGAAAACCCTAGACAAAGTGATTACTGTGATTGCTGTAAAAAATATTCTGAAGATTTACAATGCGATCATGATCATATTACTCATAAATTTAGAGGTTGGACATGCAATAATTGTAATACGGGTATGGGAAGATTTGAAGATAAGATAAAAAATCTTGAACAAGCAATTGAATATATAAGGAGGACAGGTGAAGAATAGAAAAGATAAAGTAATGGATAGTTTTGAGGAAGATTATCAAGACAGACTGATACTTATGAATGAACGTTTAGAACATTTTAATAGTTATAGTGATAAAGAATGGAAAGATATGAGACGTCATTTTTACAATGTAGATAGAGATATGTGGCATAGAGATTTGGAAACTTTTAAACATAAAGTTAGACTTACAGTAAAACTACAAATGGGTTTTACTATACAACAAGCATTACATTAATGATTAGATACATATTTAAAAAAATATATCACTACTCAACTTACTTGACTTCATGGTCATGGCAGAAACTTTATGGTGATAGAACTAAACGAGGGAAAAAATAATGGCATATACAAAAGAATACTATTTAAAAAATAAAGAAGAAATTATAAGAAAAAAGAAAATATATGAGTTAAAAAATAAAAAACAAATACTCGAAAGACAAAGAAATTATCAAAGTAAATACAGGAAAAATAATCCCCTCCAATTAAAAAAATCTGTGTTTGTATATAATAATTCTGAAAGAGGTTATTTTGTTAATTTATGGCATGTAGTTAAAAGAAAAAAAAAATTAAATTTGTTTAAAAATTTTGATCAATTTTATAATCACTGGTTAAAACAAAAAGTTAAATATGGGATGAAATGTCCTGCAACAAAAGAAAAAATGACTACTGTAAGAGGTATTAATAAACCTGGAGAACATAAAAAAATTATGACCAATATTTCCACAGATAGAATAATATGTACAAAAAAATATACACCTAAAAATTTAATTTTTACGACTTGGGCATATAATAATGCTAAACATAGTATAACACCTGAAATGGCAAAAGCTTTTTTAAGAATAGTTAAAGAAAGATATGGAGATAAAATATAATGAATAAATGGACCTTTAAACAATTCGATTACCCGACATCAACTAGGGCAACAGTTGATGGAGTAAGAGTCTATTCTATTAATGATGAGAAATTACCATCTGTTACAACTATACTTCAAGCCACACAATCTGAAGAGAAGAAAAAAATTTTAGAAAATTGGCAGAAAAGAGTTGGTTTAGAGAACGCTGATCATATTAGAGATCAAGCTGCAGAACGTGGATCTGTTATGCATAGAATCGTTGAAAACCACATAACTGATACGAGACATTTAGATATGACTGAGTTAGGTGACACTGCTCATAAAATGGCCGATACTCTAATTGAGAGAGCTTTAGAGAGTAGGTTAACCGAAGTATGGGGAGTTGAACCTTATTTAGCTTATGGAGGCTTATGGGCCGGACAAGCGGATCTTATAGGTATGCATGATAATAAGCTTACTATCTGTGATCATAAATCTAGTACAAAGCCTAAACAAAAAGAATGGCTTCATGATTCTTACCGATTACAAACAGCAGCTTATGCGATGGCTTTTGAAGATATGTTTAATACTAAAATTTATAGAGGTATAAACTTTATAGTAACTCCAAGTTGCTATTATCAGGAGTTTGTTTGGGAAGCTGAAGAGTTCCGTCAAGCTAAATATGATTGGCTTCGAAAAGTCGATGAATATTATAATTTAAAAGATAAGGGTAAAATATAACTGTGGTAATTATGCCACAATACTGTCACTATCCTGCCACATTCCTTAAATCCTTCTAAAATGTTCTTTAAGCCTGGAACAAAAAACAATGGGTCTTTAATCAAAAAAGCAAGTGTTTATGCGGATAGTATACGGCTTCAGGGTTCCGGGATCAATTTTCTATAGTAGATATTATTTAAGAATTACTTTTTTATTTTTTATAAAAAAAAAAGTAGTGGAACATTGGAACATTTTATTTCAATAGACTATTAATGTTGGTATTAACAGATAGTAGAGCAAAAAAATGTTCTTAGAGTGTAAGAACATGAAGAACATGAATGATTTCAATGACTTACAGGTTTAGACATATAGAAAACACAGTATAATCAACACTTATTAGAAACCCAACGCGAAGAACATTTTTTTGATCTTTTCCTTGAATTGTATTTCTTAAATTTATCTGCTATAGAGTTTTTATGAGAAAAAGAACTACTACTAAACATTTTAAAAAAACTCCCAGACCACTTCCAGTTGAAACTCATGGACTACCTAACAATGTTAGGATTGGTTACAAAGATGTTAAGATTAGATATGTTAGACCTGATTATAAAAAATGGGAAATGACTGATTGTTTTGGTGAGTATGATTACAGACAAAATGTTATTCAAGTGCAACATGATTTATGTGGTCAAGAAATAGCTAACACAATTTTTCATGAGATCATGCATGCTGCAGTACAAGTCTCTGGATTAAATCAAGAAAAAGCTCCGCTAGAAAAACCAGATTTTGAAGAAGCTGTTGTTAATCAATTAACTAATGTAATGATGGGTGTGTTTAGAGATAATCCTTGGTTGGTTGATATGATTAAAAATCAATTAGAAGATACTGATCACGATTAATTCGATGTATCTATATCCTCTGGCTCTTCTCTTACTCTCTCTATTAATTCTTCTACCCCCACACCTTCTAAAATTGGAGAGTACTCGTCTATTATCTGTTTCATTCTTGATTCTAATTCTTCTGTGGACAGGTCTTCTAATTTTCCTGTTCTAATAATTTTTTGTTCAATATATAAACCTGCTGCTTTACCACGAGCTACTTCTGCATTAACTGCAGCGGACCAAGCTTTCTTTTCTCGTGCTTCGTCTCTAAGCTTAGCTAATTCTGTAATATGAGATCCAAATGTTACATCATATTTTCTTTGCCATTCTGCTCTTATCTCACCTAAGTGTTGAACTACTAATGGAAATAATTTTGGATTTTGTAATTGACTAGCTATCTGTCTTGCTGAGTCTTTAGCATAACCCGCTTCGACAGCGCATTGGGTAGCAGTTTTTCTACCTTCTTCTATAATTAATAAATTACAAAATTTAATTTGCATTTCTGTTAATCTTTTTTTAACTGGCATTATAATTTTTTATTCATAGAATTTAAATATTCCTGGTTGTGTATAAACGTTATTTGAAGGTCTTGATTTACCATCCCATTGTTTAGCTTTATCTTTAGTTATTATGTCGCATGTTGTAGCTATTGATTATTTAACACAACATGATATATAAATCAATAGTAGTTAAGTTTACATGACATGTTTTCCCTTAATTACTGCAAGAGAAGATAGCTTTACTTGCATTTAGCTATTTCCTTTTTGTTTGGTTGATTGTTTAACATATCTGGCTTCGGCTTACGAACCCCTGAGTACACTCATTGGGGTAGATACTGGGGGCCAGATACTAATTAAAAATTATAGAAATTATGCAAGGTAAAATGTTAAGACAGGTTTTGGACAAGATGATGGTGTCTGGGACTGCTCAAAATGCTCGTGTTCAAGTATGTTTACCTGATGGTAAATTTTATGATATTGCTGGTTTACAACTCGTAGAAAATAAACTAATAGGTCATAGAGAGTCTCACAGATTAGTATTTACTATCCAAGCTGAAACATGGAATATGGGTAAAATTTTAAAGAAAATTGGCTAACCTGTTAAGGCGAACAAAACGTGAAACCTGAAACAAAATTCTATGGCCAAATTAAAAAAAACATTCCATTAATATCATGGATTCGAATTGAAAACCTTAGCGTTCCTGGTACTCCTGATCTATTGGGCTATAATAATTCTGGGACCTTTTTTACCGTAGAGCTTAAATATACTAAGACTAACAAAGTTACTTTCTCACCACATCAAATTGCCTTCCACGTGAAACATCCTCTCAATACTTTTATTATAGTTTTTGATGCCTTAAGCCGGACTCCAAAACTTTATGAAGGAAAAGTTATTAGGAACCTGGTAGCCGGCGGCTTGAAGCTTGCACCAATGCTTCAGGGCTTTTCCCCAATAAAAAATTTCCTAGAAAATAAATAAAAAAAAAATTTTAGCTTGTCGCTTGATGCTTGAATCCGGATTCCGGATTCCGGGTGCTTGTGGCTTGTGGCTTGTGGCTTGTGGCTTGTTGGCTTGTTGGCTTGTTGGCTTGTGGCCTGTGGTGCGTGCTTGTGGGCTGGAAGTATTCCTCCAGCCCTCTTGTTCCTTGTTAGGAATTTTTTAAAACGTCTATAGAATTTTCAAATTCTTCACGATAGTGATCGTCCAGCCCGATAGAATCATGGAAACCCCAAACACGTTTATCCGCGCCCCAATAGCCTTCAACCTGAGCGGTCTGTAAATTGATCCAGATGTTTGGCCCGCCGCCCGCAACCATAAGCCTAGCGGCTTTATAGTTGTGATCCTGAGTCGTAATATATTCTACAGAGTAAACTTCATACTCTTTAGAAAACTTAAGCATCCCCGCTAAAGAATCGGAATCACCATAATTTGAAATATCTTCAGCGATAGATTTCACCATCCGTTGAAGTTTTTCTTCGCAAGTTTCACTTTTTTGATTAAGCATTTTTTACCCCCTTTTTAAATTGATTAAACTTTTTGATCGCTTCGGCTTTAGTGTAAAAATAATAAACTTGGGTTTCCAAGTATCCATTAATATTTTCACATATACGCCAAGCGCCCTCAGCATTTTTGTCTATAGTCATATTTTTTTTCTTTCCTTTAAAACTAGTGTAGCGTCTTCTAGTCTTTGGTTGTCTTCATCCGTATTTATAAAGCTCGATATAGGTTGACTCAAGGCTTTAATCATAACCTTGAGCTCCCAAGTAGCTTTTTTTCTTAAGGTGTCCATTTTCATATATTCCTTTTTGTTAATTGTTTAATTAAAAACATTATAATTCATGAATTCAAAAATTGGAAACGGCGTTTTGCCGCAGCTTGCCGCTTGATGCCTGAGTCAAGATGCCGGGCTCCTGCGTCAATTTAGTCGTCAATATGACAGATTGCCCTGCGACAATTTGCCGCAGCTTGCTGCTTCATTTTGACGCAGCCCTTCGGGCTGCGTAATCTGAACTTTTGTATCTTGGAGCTTGAGGCTTGCCGCTTGAAGCTTGCTGCTTGAGGCTTGCCGCTTGAAGCTTGTAGCCATTGTCCTGGCACCAGGCTTCATGGATCTTTAGAGCTGCTGGGCTTAGTCTTATATCTTGCTTGTCGCTTGAGGCTTGCAGCCTGAATCTGGCTGCGCTCTGTCCTGTATTCCAATGTTTAACGGTCATTAGTTTGGTGTCTCTCTTTCTTTGTTTTCTTTATTATCTTTTTTTAACCAATCAAAAAATTCCAGGCAATCCTTAAGATACCAGGCCGGCAGGCTGCTATGATCCTCCAGGAACCACGGCAGCAAATTACCTCTTTTAATTTTTCTTTTTTTCATTTAATGCTTTCCGTAACTGATATTTGATATATCTTTATTCCAGCAAGCTCTACAATCCAAACATTTACCGCCCTGAGTCCCTGACGGACAACTTGGGCTGCCGTCTGTAACTACTGTTGAAGTATGACTCCAGGCTTTGGGAGCCGGTCCGTCGACGCGTGCACCCGACAACCTGATCACCATATTATCCGGAACCGCTTCAGGTGCTGGAAGATATGGACGCTCTTGTGTGGGCATCCAGTGCTTAACGTGCGACGTTAATCTTGCAACTTCTAAAATATTTTTCATATGGTCGTGAGATTGTACGTCGCCGGCATCGTGCCATCTAAACCAGGTTTGATTCTTAACTTTTGCAATCATCGCTTTCACCCATAACGGATTAGTGAGTGAGTTTAATCTTACATATTGCGCTGCTTTAATAGCAGGGTATCTTGTATAATTACCCTTCAAAGCATAACAACCAAAACACGGAGAAGTTTCAACCTTCCGAAGTTTGGCGCCCGTTTGGCATTCCCATGCGGGCAAGCTATAACTTAAGCCTGGCATTTTTGAAGTCTTAGTAAATGAGCCTGTAATTTTTAACGCATCTTTTATTAACATAATTATATCCCTTTCTGTTTCCTGTATACTTGCACATCTTAAAACAAATTAAAACTGTACATATTGCCGCAGGCGCCAAGCTTGCCGCTTGGCGCTTGAAGCTTGAGGCTTGCGCCTCTAATCGATTCAAATAGCAATTGACCAATCCCAAGCCACTTGCATCAATACCCTTTCGGGGGGAAGTGCTTGAAAAAAAAAACTAGGCTCGACTTAACCCGAGAACCTATGGCGTGGGCTTTACGTCCTACTTTGCCACATAGGTTCACGGGTCAAGTCTGGTCAAGCGTTGGAAGCGAACATAACTAGATTAC